GACCACAGGAACGGAAACCCAAGAGATAATTCTAAAGGTAATCTAAGAGTTATTGGCAGGGCTTCTAATAGATCTATTAAACGCAATAAGAATGCGGGAAAGGCATAGATATGTGTTTTGGTGGTGGCAAGAGTGCTGAGCAGATGTATCAGGAGCGGAAGCCTGAGTTTGGTGCTTTACCTTCTTTGAGTATGGATAAGAGTGAGGTGAAGGCACCTAAGTTGGAGGATGTGGTTCGCAAGGGAGCGAAGCGCAGGAGTTTATTTTCAATGGGGAGTAATTAATATGCCGATGGGTAAGGGTACTTATGGAAGTAAGGTTGGTCGTCCTAAGAAGTCTTTATTGACTGGCAGTCAGAAGACTTTGCCTGAGGGTTTAAAGAAGCGGATTATGGCCGCTAAGATGAAGAAGAAAAAGAATGGATAGGCAAGACCGAGAGCGGTATGACAAGTTAAGTCGTGAGCTTGATAAGGTTGAGGCTAAGAAGAGCAATACGCTGCTGAAGAAATTCAAGCGGAAAGTGCAAGGTCTTTACAAGAGTGAGGACCAGATGCAGGATGAACGCGAGATGGCCAAGCGCGGACAGCGTACACTAAGCGGTCGGCATTATTCTTTGCTAAAGCGAGTTGAAGAATTAGAAGAATATATGAATAAGGATTAGTTATGGCGGTAAATGCTGCTGGTAATTATACCAAGCCTAAAATGCGGAAGTCTTTGTTCAACAGAATAAAGGCTGCTAATGTTCAAGGCACTGCTGCTGGCAAGTGGTCAGCAAGAAAAGCGCAACTCTTAGCAAAGCGGTATAAGGCTGCTGGTGGTGGTTACAAGTGAGAGCTCCACAAAAGTCATTACTTGATTGGGGTAAGCAGAAGTGGCGCACTAAGTCTGGCAAGAAGTCCAGTGAGACTGGTGAGCGTTACTTACCTTCTAAAGCTATCGCTGCTCTTAGTGATGCTGAATATGCAGCTACAACCAGAGCTAAACGAAAGGGTAAGGCTGCGGGTAAGCAATTTGTGGCTCAACCGAAAGCAATTGCTAGGAAAGTAAGGAAGTATAGAACATAATGGCTTGGTATATTAAGAACACAGGAGAGCTTTGGACTGGGGAAACTCACGACTTTCAAGGCTTTACTTGGAGTTATAAGACTCACATGAGTTATTCAGCTAAGTTAGAAGAAGGCCCAGAACCAGTAAAAGCCAGAACAAAGAAGGGTACATTTAAAGCTGACGATCCTTCTACGCCTTCTATTGATGAATCCAAAAAGAAACCAAAGCGCAAAACTAAATGAGTTTTATTAACACGATTAAGCGGCAAGACTTAGATCTTCTTCGCGGCATTGTTCGCAAGGTTCACTTTGCTTACATAGAAGAAAAGCATGGAAAATCTTTTGTTACTGATGCAGAGTGCGATAAGCTGATTGAAAGCATTGCGCCTGAGGTGGTAGAGGATATGATCCGATTTGGAGTCGATAAGGGTCTTAGATGATAGACTTTAAGTACAAGCCTGATGGCGATGTACTCAAAACCTTTATGAAGGATGATACCTTCTTTCGTGGCATAAGAGGCCCAGTTGGTTCTGGCAAATCTGTTGGCTGCTGTGTAGAAGTATTTCGCCGCGCTATTCAGCAAAAGAAAAGCCCAGATGGAATACGCAAAAGCCGTTGGGCTATTATTCGTAATACCAATCCCCAACTTAGAACTACTACTATCAAGACTTGGCTAGACTGGTTTCCGGAAAAAGACTGGGGCAAGTTTACTTGGTCAGTGCCATACACTCATCGCATTCAAAAGGGAGACATAGATCTTGAGGTTCTTTTCTTGGCTCTTGATAGGCCCGAAGACGTTAAGAAACTTCTTTCTTTGGAACTCACAGGGATCTGGATTAACGAAGCGCGAGAAGTTGCTAAGAGTATTATTGATGCCTGCACGATGCGTGTTGGTCGTTATCCCTCTATGCGTGATGGTGGCCCTTCTTGGACTGGCGTTATTGCCGATACCAACGCGCCTGAGGAAGATCATTGGTGGCCCATTATGTCTGGCGAAGTACCAATCCCAGATCATATACCGCGTGAGCAAGCTAAGATGCTGGTTAAACCAGACAACTGGTCTTTCTATACCCAGCCCTCTGGTATGGTTGAGAAGAAAAACCAAGATGGAGAAATAGAAGACTATGATCCAAACCCAAAGGCTGAGAACACAAAGAACATGCTTAAGAGTTATTACCCAAACCTTATTAGGGGTAAGACTAAATCATGGATAGATGTGTATGTAATGAATCAGCTGGGTCATATCCAAGACGGAAAGCCTGTATATCCAATGTTTGCATCAGAAGTTCACATAGCAGAAGAAGAAATACCCGTTGCTGCAAACATGCCAGTTTATGTTGGTGTGGATTTTGGACTAACTCCTGCTGCGGTCTTTGGTCAAAAAGTAAGGGGCAGATGGTTTCTGCAATCAGAGATAGTCGCAATAGACATGGGGATCGTGCGTTTTGCAGAGGTTCTAAGAAATGAATTATCTACGAGGTTTGCAGCAGCCTCAGAGGTAATTATCTATGGTGATCCTGCGGGTGACTTTAGAGCGCAGACTGATGAATCGACTCCTTTTCATATTCTGCGCGGTGCTGGCTTGAAGGCGTTTCCTGCGCCTTCCAACTCTGTTGACCTTCGGCTTGAATCTGTATCCTCCCAGCTAACGAAGATGGTTGAAGGTAAGCCAGCACTACTAATAGACAGGCGATGCCCCCAGTTAATTAAGGGCTTTGAGGGCGGCTATGCGTATAAACGCATGGAGGTTAGCGGCGAGAGATACGCAGATAAACCAGATAAGAATATGTTTAGCCACGTTCATGATGCGGCTCAGTATTTATTCTTAGGTGCTGGAGAGGGTAGAGCTTTGATGAACTCTCAGAAACCAGCTAGACCTGTTATTGCCAAGCGTAACTTCGATGTTTTCAACAGAAGTCCAAAGCAAAGAAACAAACCCAGCTTCTGGTCTAGGATGTAGTTTGTGCATTGAACTTTATTCTCTTCTATGCTTACGAAGAGAAAACAAAGGAGATTGCTATGTGCTTTGGGCCAAGCAGAGAGGAAAAAGAAGCATCAGCAGAACGGCGTGTTGAAGCTGACATTGCTCAGCGCGAAGAAGTTGAAAAACGCGCCAAGCAAAAGCGTGAAGATATTTCTGAAGCTATAGAGGCAAGAAGCGGTAGGGGCACAAGGCGTTCTTTGTTTAAAGCTTCTCGCCAATCATTCATGGGTAGGTTTAGATAATGGCCGAAGATGCAGTCGCAAAAAAATATATTAAGTCTTATCAAAAAGCCAAGGCTTTAAGAGAAAACTGGGTTCCTTTGTTTGAGGAATGCTATGAGTATGCGCTGCCACAGCGAGAGTCCTTTTACTATGAGGAAGCTGGGCAACGTCGAGACGAAAAGATATTTGATGAGACTGCTGTGGTTGGTGTTCAAGAGTTTGCTAGTCGCCTACAGTCAGGGATTGTTCCTAACTTTGCGCGCTGGGCAGACCTTATGTCAGGAAGTGAAGTGCCGCCAGATCAGCGTGAAGCCGTTGATAATGAGCTAGATGAAGTCACAGAATATGTGTTTGAGGTTCTACAGAACTCTAACTTTAGCCAAGAAGTGCATGAGTCATTCATGGACTTGGCTGTCGGGACTGGTGTCCTGTGCGTGGAAGAGGGCGATTCAATCAACCCAGTGATCTTTTCTGCGATACCGCTTCCTCATCTTGTACTAGATACTGGCCCCGACGATAAAATTGACCACGTTTACCGTGAGCGTAAAAAGGTTAAGTTTGACCACTTAGAGATGATGTATCCTAACGAAACATTTGATCCCAAAGTTACATCTATGATGGGTCAAGATAGAGAGACTACAGTTCTTGAGGTTGTATGTCGCGACTACTCTAAGAAAAACCAAGAAGCTTACTTAAGTTACGCAATCTGTATGACGACTAATACCTCTTTAAGTAAGAAACAGATGACTGGACTTGGCTCAAATCCGTTTGTTTGCTTCCGTTGGTCTAAATGCGCGGGTGAGATTTATGGTCGTGGGCCGCTTATCAATGCCTTGTCTGCCATTAAGACAACCAATCTAACCATTGAGCTTATACTTGAGAATGCTCAGATGGCTATTTCTGGCATCTATCAGATGGAAGATGATGGTGTAATCAACCCTGACACGATTCAATTAGTGCCCGGCTCAATCATACCGAAAGCTATGGGTAGCCAAGGGCTTCAGCCTTTACAGGCAGCGGGTCGTTTTGATGTAGCTCAGCTAGTATTGAGCGATATGCG